TCTGAGGGCCTCTGAGAGGCATGTTGAGCTCGTATATTCCTGCTTTTTTAGATTACAGAATAGACGTTTGGAATCAACGGCTTACCGGATTCGAGTTTTGCTCTATTTTGTGTCTGGGAGGGTGCCAATTATAATCAAGAGTAGCGTTCCCTGCCCCAGGGGGTCTCAATTGGTCAGATTGACCACATATTAGCGGATTTGACCTGGCGTTAGCGGATTTGACCACATTGCGGCGCAGTTAGCCAGGATGACTACATGTTGGCGAGATTGACCAAGTGGTGAGATTGACCCCCAGGATGGTGAGATTGGCCAGGTGTGTGAGTGTGTGCAGGACCCTCAGAGACACCCTCTGTTGACCCCTGATCATATGCACAGTGATGTACAGGTAGCCAGTACTGTACAGCCATGCAGTTGTATAGCCGCACAGTAGTGATCATACATCCAGTACTGTACAGCCATACAGTAAAGAGGTATTAGACAACAGAAACAGGGAAAAGTTCCCGACCATGTCCAGGTCGTGTTCAGAAACAATGGAGGAATAATGGAGGATGCGTTCATGGGTTGGAATCGAGACCGAGACGTGCTAGGGATCCGCAACTGTATCACCAGGCAGGTACAGTACTGTATATCCATACATGCGAAATCCGCAGGAGGCGATTTCGGGTAGTAGGCAATGCCATAGCTTAGGGTAGAGCAAAAACGCCTCAGAGAGGCTCAGATTGCGTCCTGGCGCACAGTGGAGAAAGGGCGCAGATTTACGTATATATGTAGTAGTGGCGCAGGATCCAGCCAGACCAAACAATGGAAAGATAATGGAACATGCAAAAAAACTTAAAATAATTGTTGACGGCATCCGGGATCGTGCTAAAGTACACCCATCAAGCAACACAACACAGGCACCCGCAGCCTAGCACCCCAAAACAGCGGCCTTGACCCTCGACAGAGGATCGACCAAGGATAAGAGCCTGAACCGGCAGCAACGACCGGGTGAAGCTCTCAATAGTGTCATCGGCTACCAGCCGGTCTGACGAGCTCCAGTAAGAGCGAAACACTATACAACAGAGAGACAGAGATAATGACTACATACACAGCAAATGAGCAGCGAATCTTTAACATGATTGCAGACGAGTCACTGAGCGGAGGCCTTTTGGACGTGTCCGACATTGCCCGAGCCGATGAAATGACAGTAGCCCAGATCAAGGGCGTTGTATCCTCTCTGGTTCAGAAGGGCCGCATTATGGCCGATGAGGATTGCCTGTGGCCGATCCACAGCGAGTACGGTCCCTGCTTCTGGTGCGACTACGTGGCAGAGGGTGAGGAAGAATTTATTACCGACGATGAGGTAGCATAACCACAAAGCCCCCACTTGGGGGCAAGGTGTCATCGGCAAGCAGCCGGTCTGACGAGTCCCAGCATGGACGAAACACCAAAACAGAGAGAGACAATGAGAGTAACCATCACACAAAACTTTATACTGGCTGCTGTAGTTGTGGCAGCCTTCATCATTATCTGAGGAATTGAACATGAGAGAATTTACTACATTTGAATTTATTTTGGACGGCGGCGACACAACCGAGGATGATGCGCGGGACTGCGCACTTGGCATAGATTGGATGGAAATTGAGACCAGTCGCCAGACTATCCGCTACCATAGGCACATCGGCACGTGGGATGGCGTCGACGTATATTACGACTATGGGGCTGACTATTTCTTCTTTTGCCCTGCCGATGAATCAGAGGAGTACGATAATGACATCTGAACAGGAAATAAACACAGCGCGTATGATGTATCAGCAAGATAAAGCCGGCTGGTTACAGCGCCAAGTTGAGGCGGGCAATATCGCCAGCCACAGCGAGCTAGTATCTATCGCCAGCAAGATTGAAGCATCGGGAAAGGTGCTGTTTATGGTACAGGACTATTTCGGAACAAAATTGGCCGCAAAGGAGGCACGATAATGCAAACAATTACTGTAAAATACTTAGGACCGACTAACACGCTAGGCGCGCGATTCAAAGCAACCACTAGCGGTAAAACAAGGTCTGTGGCCTTGCCTTATGACTACGCCCTGAGCGCTGCCGAAAATGAGTGGCAGGCTGCAAAGGCGCTTATCGCTGAGCTTGGCTGGTACGAGAACATTTCCCAGTGGGTGCGCGGCACGATCAACAATCGTGGTGACGCTGTGTTTGTCGGACTCTATCAACATGAGATTAGGAGTATTGAGGAATGATCGAAGTTATCGTTAAAGAGTATGACGGATGGTTTGACGTACTGGAAACGGCAGACCTGTATGGAGTGGTTGACATGGGCGCCGTCATGGAGGAGATGGACCATGAAAAGTGCAAGAATTGCCGGCTCGACATGGTTGACGCGACCGAGGATTACTGCATGGAAGGGCTGGCGCGCCTCGGCGTGGTGTTCGAGCTATGAACGGATCCAGGACGCGTGTAGAAATACACCTAACACCATATTTACTGTCAGCGGCATTGCTGCTAATGTTCGCTGACTACTTTATTTAGAGGAGAAATACCCAATGTTTACAAATGACGAATTGACAACCATAGCCGGCCAACTCAGAGCCAGCGCGAACGCAACGCTTAGGCGATGCCCGGAGCATACCTTCGCCGAACGGCTGCTAGAAATAGCGGCAAAGGCCGATGATGCCATCATTGACAACACGCCTATCGAGCGCGCGGATGACCTCGCTGATTACGTGTCGTTTATCGACTCGCGCAACCTTATCAGACTGAAGAATGAGAGCCGAGAGAAGTACGTCGCGCAGCGTGACGCGTCATCGCTAAACCGCCACAACACGGCACTGAGGTACGATTACCCGGACACCCATGCGAGGATGTATGGCGACTAAGCAGACGTTTAATGATGAGAAGCATGGCCCCGTCGTGTTCACTGACGCGCGTGAGAACGTGCACAGCGACAAAGCTAGGGTCCGAGACATACGCGTGAGGTCTAAGGGCGATTACGAGGTGGCCAGACTAAAACGCGATATTTGTGAAGATATAAACCAATCCTATTATCTAGAGAGAGTGAAGAAATGAACAATCCAACTGAACAAAACGAATACACTGATGCGCAAGTTGCAGACATTGTAGACGAATATCTTGGCGTGAGTGTCGATCAGGATGATCTGGCATTGTACGCCGAGGGCGAGCGTAGAGCGTCCGGCACGTCGCAGACATTCATGGTGGCTAAAGCCATGGTGAAGAAGTACGGGGATGAGAGGGCGTTTCAGGTTGCCAATAACAAGGCATTCGGCGCGATGCGAGACTCTGAACAAGACTACTGGTACCAAGTCGCTGCCATCGTCTCATACTTCCAAGATGGTGTGTATCATGCCTAGAAAGCCACTGACGATTCCTAAGCTGGTCAAAAAGCTGGACCGACTGTTTAGCCTGTACGTGAGGCACAAAAGCTCGCCCGATGGTGAGCATTGCGTCTGTGTGACGTGTGGTAAGTGGGTTCCGATCAAAGAGGCAGACAATGGGCATCACCTTTCTCGCAGCTTTGGACCCACTCGCCACTCTGAGAGCAACTGCTTCAGCCAGTGTCGCCACTGCAACAGATTTCGCGAGGGTATGCAGCATGAGTTTGCCAAGTATATTCAGTTGTACATCGGGCAAGACGCTTATGACCAGATGATCGAGGAAGCATACAAACCGTGGAAGTGGGACAGAGAGAAACTGGAATCCGATATTAAGCATTACCAGAATGAGCTGAAAGCAATGGGGGTGAAGTACTGAAAACCTCCATTATATCTCCACGGTTTTATCATTACATCTCAACTATCGTATGATAAAATCATATACGTATGAGCGTAACGGGTAAGCTGTAGTAGGCCAAACGTTATTAAAACACTGGTTTATCAGGACAAGGTGGCCCTCAAGACTATCGCGAGGGTCTCCACCTGATTAACCTTTTTTAGAGGAGTTTGACATGAAGAAAGTTAAACGGGTGCCTAACAGGATCGTGACCGGGTGGTGCGATCCGGAGGCATTCGCAGAATACAGGTCAGGAAACAAGTTTGACGAAGCCGGCATGGCAATACTGCCACCGGTAAGACGACTCAAAGAGCGCGACGACGCAGTGCGGGTCATGGTAACAGTGGAGGCAGTTAAGAATGGCTGAACGAATAGAGCTAGAACAAAACACACCGGAGTGGCTGGACTACAGGTTTGACCACAGAAACGCATCTGAGGCAGGCACTGTCATGGGTGTCAATCCATACCAGAGCATCGCCAAACTTCGCAAGATTAAGCAGAGCCGCGAGGATTCGTTCACTGGGAACGCTGCTACCGAGTACGGCCATAAGTGGGAGGATGCTGCTAAAGAGAAGGCTGAGTTCCTGCTTGGCGTTGACCTGGAGCCGGCAATCTTCCGTGATGGGGTCTACAGCGCCTCTCTGGACGCTTATGGCGAGCAGGGCAATGAGTCCTATAAGGTTGAGATAAAGTGTCCCTACGGTCGTCAGGGCTCGCGTCTGTGGAAGCAAGCGCAGATCGAAGGAAGCTGGGATCAGGTTATCCCTGAGTACTACGTCTGGCAGATCGTGCACCAGCATATGGTGATGCCGACCGCTAGAACCTTCTTCTTTATCTTCATCCCGAATGAGGACTTCAGGCTGATCGAATGCTTCGTTACCGATGAGCAGGTGGCAGCGCTAAGGGAAGCGTGGGAGAAGTTCGCTAATCCAGACGATGAGCTGACCACTGAATACTTGCGCCCAGTAGTTGAGCGCAGGGCTGAACTGAAACTGCAAATTGCGCAGCTCTCTGACGAACTGAAAACGCTGGAGAGCGAGCTAAAGGATTCCGGGGAAGTTGAGTTTCCCGGTGGTTTGAGGCTGGTTGAGAGAATCCGCAAGGGTTCGATTGATCAGAAGAAGATGGAAAGGTTTGGATTGACGGTTGATAACTTCCGCAAGCCTGATCTGGTCTACAAGACATTTACGGAGGCATCATAATGATTGCACAGGAGAGCACGATTAACGCGGCCATCGGTCGCACTGAACACCACATCGACCTGCTAGTCAGGAAGCGCCGCAAGCTGGCACGCACTGAGGCAAAGGACAGGGACGAGGAAGCGCGCATCAATGCTGAATTCGAGCTGGTATCATGGCTCGTCAGGGAGGAGCGCAGAACCTTGAAAAACCTGGAGGAAACATTGAGCTTTAAATACGGGGTAACACGATGAGCGAACCATCACTCTTTGACCGGCTTTCAGCCGTAGATTGTCGAGACCACATCGAGAAGAAGGGCAAGTTTAGCTATCTGTCTTGGACGTGGGCTTGGACCACGCTAAAGCGGCACTGCCCTGAGGCGCGATTTCAGAAGCACTCGTTCGAGGTTATGGGGCGTGAGGTTCCATATATGACAGATGAGAACGGATTTGCCTTTGTCAAGGTGACAGTGTTCACCAATGACGATACGCAGACGGAAGTATTCCCGGTGCTGAATCACAGCAACCGGCCTATACAAAACCCGAACGCTTTTGATGTCAACACAGCGCTGCAACGATGCCTGGTAAAGGCTATCGCAATGCTGGGGCTGGGGCTTTACATTTACGCAGGCGAGGATGTGCCAGAAGGCGCTGAACCGCTGTCACCATACACCAAGCAGGAGGAAGATGAGATGGTTAAGCAGTATTCATCGTCTACCGATCTGGGGGACATTTTCTAATGACCACTAGGGATGAACAGGAAAACAAAAGAAGGGGCCTTGATCTATCACAAGTTGAAGGCAACTTCCATCGCCATAGCGTCAAGGGGCGCGGGTTCAAAGAGCGAGGCACAGAAGGGACATTCCCGACTCTTGCAGCTTCTACCAACCCAGTCCTCCAGATGAGATGGCACCAAAGCAAGATCAGGTCTGTTGAGGGCCTGTACACTAAACCACACCTTTACTACGCATAGGATATTTATTATGACAGAACAATACGACAACCGCGGACAGATCGCACTCTGGGGCAAGCGCGAGGACGCATCACCTAACGCACCTGTTGCAAAGGGGCACTTCTTCGCTCACCGCGACATCAAGGAAGGCGAGAAGATCGACGTGGCCTTGTGGCTCGCTGACAACCCGAACGCCAACCCGAACGCGCCTAAGATGAAGGGCAAGGTATCTGACCCCTATCAGGCTGACGGCAACTTTGGCGGATCTCAACCCGCAGCGGCACCGGCGCCGACCTCGGCACCTGCTGGCGACGGCATCCCGTTTTAAGGAGCTGTAAACTGTGGACCTTAGAGACTACCAAGTAGATGCTGTCTACCAGACTCGAAAGGCTGCTGCTCAGGGGAGCGTGATTCTTCAGCTCCCCACGGGTGCAGGCAAGACGGTCGTGGCCGGCGATATGATCAAGAGGGCACTCGCCAAGGGAAGGAGGGTGGCCTTTTTAGTACCCTACATTTCCCTGATTGATCAGACGTGGCAGTCTTTCACCAAGCAGGGGATAACGGATATAGGTGTTGTACAGGCAGACCACTGGCTGTATGACCCTGCCGCCCCTGTACAGGTGTGCTCAGTCGATACGCTCGCTAGGCGCTTGGCCTTTCCCGAGGTCGACCTAGTGATAATCGACGAGGCTCACAGGCGCTCATCATTCGTCAATGCGTGGATGCGGAAGGGTGGACCGAAGTTTGTCGGCCTGACCGCTACACCATGGGCCAAGGGTATGGCTAACCATTGGGACCACCTGATCATCGGTGAGACAGTACGCGGATTGATTGATCGCGGCTTCCTGTCCGATTTTCGAGTGTTCGCCCCATCATCGCCAGACCTGAGAGGCGTGAGAGTTGTTGCAGGTGAGTATCATCAAGGACAGTTAGGCGAGGCGGTATCTACCCGCAAGCTGATAGCGTCCATCACTGATACTTGGCTTGAGAGATCGACGGGAGAAAAGACGATCCTGTTTGCTGTCAACCGTGCTCACGCGGCAGAGTTGCAGGCATCATTTATCGAGCGCGGCATTCCGGCTGGATACATTGATGCTCACACCACGCCGCAAGAGCGCAGCCTTATCGCTGACCAGTTTCACTCTGGAGAGGTCAAGGTTGTGTGCAATGTAGGGTGTCTAGTCGCCGGCGTAGACTGGGACGTGAGAACCTTGATACTGGCAGCGCCTACGCGCTCTGAGATCAAGTACGTTCAGATGGTGGGCCGAGCACTGAGAACGGCTCCAGGGAAAGAGTACGCGCTCATACTCGATCATTCAGACACCACGCAACGGCTAGGCTTTGTGACAGACATTCACTACGACGAGCTGTGCGACGGTAGCCCTGATAATAAGAAGGAGAGGAAAGAAAAAGAAGAAGTGCTACCTAAACCCTGCCCGAATTGCGGAGCCTTGAAAACGACCAAAGTTTGTCCTGCCTGCGGCTATCAGTACGTGCCAACGGGACAGATAGAGACAGAGGACGGCCATTTGGTCGAGGTCAAGGCGCCAAAGTTCACGCAGCAGCGAGTCGCTGAAATACACGGGATGTTTCTGTCCCATGCACGAGAGAAGGGGTATAAGGACGGATGGGCCTATCACAAGACAATGCAGATGACTGGTTTAGCGCCGAGAGGTCGAGGGACGCCGACCCCACCCGACCAAAAGGTGCTGGACTACATCAAACACATCAACATAAAGAATGCGAGGCAGAGGAAATCTTCTACAGAGACCTCTACAAGCAACTCTTGAATGACTACAGAGAAATGGAGCTAAAACTATGGCACCTAGAGTGGGAAAAGCAGGACCTAGAACGCAGGCTGGAAGCCGCTCGAAGGTGGTACCGATTGACCTACCCGGAGTAAAGGCCGAGGAATATCAAGGCAAGGCGAACAGCAGAGAGGCTCTGATAGAGAGCATTGAGAGCGCCACAGCCACGATAGACTTCAAGTATCCGGTGAAGATCAGGATCGAGCACGACGCCGGCGTGATGGACTGTTACGCGGTGTTCTGGATCTGGATGCGGCACATCAGTATGCACCTGAAGGAGCGCTGGCCTGACGCCTACGCGAAGCTGGATCACAAGGGTGAGATGATGCACGACATGGTGTGTCAGATGTTCCTTGGCACGACCAAGCCAGCGAAGGTTGGCAAGACGATACTGTCTGGCCGGCAAAAGACACTAACGTCACCCAGGATGAGCAAGGGTGAGCTGATCGACCTGCTGCGCCGCATTGAGGAGTGGGCTGTCAGTATTGGCATCACACTGCCTCAGCCAAGAAGCGAGTACACGCAACACAAGGGACTTGAATGATATTCATTTGTGTCAACAAGGGAGCAAGGATAAAATGAGCGGATCTAAAGCAATGAGAGTTGTGTTTATTGAATGGACTGACGCTTGCGGCTGTGCTGCGGGTTGGGATGACAGGACAAAGCTGGAGGAGTTCGAAGGCAACTGCTACACCTCGGGCATCGTGCTAGACGAGGATGAATACTTCATTCTGGTAGCATCGTCTGTTACAGCAGACCTAAAGACACAACAAGGCGGGATAGCAATCCCCAAGGAGATGATCAAATATATAACCGACTTAGAGCTGCCCTGATGGGGTACAGGTGGCACCTTCTGGCGATGGCCGGGGTGGCGCAATGGATTTTCCTGATTTCACTAATAGCAAGAGACATGACATGAGCAAATATGACACACTGATGACGCACTCGGTAGGTGGAAACCCTATCCAGAATGCGGCACGATACAGCCACAACTCAATCCAGGGGCACCATCATAGCGTGTTCGGCATTGCGTACCACGCCGACATGAATAACCTGCGCTGGCATATGAGCGTAGGCTGCCTGCTGGACCAGAATAGTCCGGCTGCGCGCTACGGCAAGATGGCGGTGCTGAAGCGTCCGATACTGGGCTGTGGCGTCATCCTGAGCGATCTGGGGAACTTTCTGGTCATATCTGACCTGCACATCCCCTACCATCACAAGCATTCGTTCGACTTCCTGTGGGCCGTGGCAGAGGCATACGACTGTGTGAACATCCTGAACGTGGGTGACGTTATTGACCACCACGCAGGATCCTTCCATGAGTCTGAGCCGGACGCTTACTCTGCTGAACAGGAGTACGAGCTGGCGAAGATATACGCGCAGGAGCTGGAGGAGATGTTCCCGCAGATGGTCATTACCACTGGTAACCACTGTAACATCCCTGTACGCAAGGCGAAGGCTGCCGGCCTTCCTACGTCAATGCTGAGTGACTTTAATCACCTGTACGACTTGAAGGGCGGATGGGATTGGGTTGACATCCACAAGTTCGCGACAAAGGGTGGCACCCCGATGCTGGTGCCGATGACGCTGAACAAGCGAGGCTGGGACAAGAAGGTGCGACCGTTATGAGATTCGGATGCGGATTTAGGAATGGGTTTTGCTTTGGGTTCGACCTGTCGTCTATCGAGAAAACGATAGTTGTCTATGAGGACGGAGCCGTGTTAAGTCACGGCCTCTGCCTCATGGTAGGGCCGATGTACTTGTGCGTAATGTTTGAGGTGGAGGTGGAGATAGATGAGTGATATATGCGCGAACTGTCCTCACCCGAGCTACTGCGGGTACAAGGACGTATGCGTCAGCCGCATTGTTGCCGTTGCTGGCGACACTGTTGGGGATCCTGTCGAGAAAACTGGATTCGAATCGGCTCCAGATGAAGTCAGAAAGGCTACACCAATCGACGCCATCTTCAAGTTCTGGCCGGACGCTATGGTTGCGCTGGCTCAGCATATCTGGAAGGGCAACGAGAAGTACAACCCTGAACATCCCAAGATCGGCTGGATCAGGGAAAAAAGCAGCGATCACGTTGGATCAATGACCCGCCACTTGTGCTATGACTACGTGAAGGCTTCCACCAGGGAGGCCAAGATCAAGGTGATGAGCGCAATAGCGTGGAGGGCGCTGGCTGAGCTGCAACTGCTGGCCGAGGAGAAGGATGATGAGTGACAGATTGTGCGGGGAGTGCTGGCTGCTGTACGGCAACCCAGAATGTAAATGTAGACCAATCGAGGAAAAGAAGGATGACTGAACTAGCATATGAAGCAATGGCCTTTGTCGGCCTTCACAGCCTGACCCTGAGTGAGGCGTTATTCACGGGCGTAGTACTGACTAGCATGGCCCTGGGTCTGCTGGGCAATCTGCCGCCGGCAAGCAGACTGGGAGGCGACAAGTGAAGTTCGTCATTACAGTGATATTCATACTGTCGAGTGGCGAGCGTGTTGTCGACACCGCCTACACCAGCAACCTGCGGTTCTGTGAGACTACGACAGAGATGTACAAGCAGCTTGGCAGGGTGGCTAGGCAGCAGTCTGGAGGGCAGCTTCAGGACGTTATAGCGTTCTGCCGATCAGCAGGGGAGGAAAGCAGTGTCTAGTCACAAGTGGCGCAGGGCAAAGAATTCCGCCGACATCATTACCCACGGCACGGTCTGGGGAACTGTTGTGTTTGCGCTGGCATCTACGGTAGACTCTGCTCTCTCTAACCCGCATTACTTAGGCATATCGCTTGCTGTGGGTTTTGCGTGGATTGGGGTAGTAGAGTATATAGACAGAAAACACGAGGAGGAGGATCGTCGTGAGCGAGAAAGTTAGAAGATACACTCTGGATGAGATTTTCACGTATGAAGTGCGCGAAGATGTCATCAGGGAGTTTTGCGAGGATCACCTCGAATTCGAGGAGGAGGCCGAGGTGCGTGAAGCGCTGAGGGTTGTGCTTGATTATATCACGCCACCTAGACCACGGGAGGATTAGTATGTCTGAGTCACTGACCGATAAGTTCTACACAAGATTAGAGATCAAGCGGAAACACCTGACACAAGACAGCACCATGAACACGTCTGAGAAGCTCGCATGGGCGAAGTCTATGGAGTGGTGCTATGATACCCTTATCGCGCTACAAGACGCTGAGGAAGCTCAGGAGGCCCACAGAGAGCCTCCCGAGATGCCTGACGGTCTATCGTGCGAGACCTGTGACGACTAGCCTTACTGGTTGGTCAGCATTCCCGCCCTAGCAGCGGCAGCCCTCTGAGCTCGATCAATAGCTCTCAGGGCTTGCCCTGCGCTGTTGCTCTGCGACAGCATTCCCAACGTGCCCTCCTGAACCTGCGGAATCATGTTCTGCTGAGCCCTCTGCACCGCATTTCTGGCCGCCTCCTGCGCCCCAGTTTGTCCGGCAACCAAAAGCTGTGTACCTTTAGATGACAGCGGTCTACCTAACGCCGCACCGAGCGCGAGGTTCGGCACTCCAGTCAGAATTTGGGGAATTGACGCAAGGATGCCGGTAGCCGCAAGCGTATGGAACCATGACGGCTTCTCTGGCGACCTAAGATCGCTAAGCAGCTTCAGGTTGGCCTCGGCCTCGTCTGCCGCCTTTTGCAATGGCTTTATTTCTTCTGTAGCTCTAGCCAGTCTTTCCGCGGCAGCGCTATCGGTCCTCAGCTTGGCCTTGTCGGCCTCAATGGATCGTGCCAGCTCGGAGATTCTCTTGTCAGTCGCAGCCTTCAGCTTAGCGACCTCTGCCTGCATCGCGTCCCCAACCCTGCGGGCGTATCTTGTAGAGATGGCGTTAGCCTTCTTCTCCGCCGCCCTCGACGCGGCTCGCATTGCTACAGCCTCCTGCTGAAGCCTATCACCAACACCGCGACTGGCCTTCTTATCACCGAAAGCAACAGCTTCAATCCAGTTGTCCTCCGTAAACAGCAGGTCTCTGGCGCTGTTGTTCGCCTTGCTGGAAGCGTTCTCAAAGGTTAGGCGAGTCTTGTACGCAGCCTTGTCGGCGTCCCACGCTTTGTGTGCGCTCTTTGGCAACTGGGACTTGAGCAGATTGTCAAACTCGTTCTGCATCTCAGTGTAAGCCCGGTATGCGTCGGGGTTGTCACCCTGGAATGCAGAGGACCGCCGAGTGCCGATCAATGACCGAACCTTTGCTGCATCGTCGCCAGTAATGTACCCGCCACTCTGGAGTCTGCCGGACAGGAGGTTCCTGAATTCGTCGGCAAAGTCCGCCGCACCCTTCTCGCCCAAAGCGCCCTTGGCTGTAACTGAGGGCAGCGCAACCTCATCCTGCAACACCCTTGACATTCTGCTCGTGAGCTTGTCTAGGTCCAGATTGTACCCCTGCTGCTTGATAACCTGAAAGCCGTGCTTGTTCCACAGCTCATTGAGAAAGTCGTTCTGCTCTCGGACCGGCATGGAGAAAAGCCTTTGCTTCTCTGCGGGAGTGACCCCGGCAGGCAGCGCCTCATCCATCGCTTGAGTTCTGAACAGGACTCGCTGAGACTCCAGCCGACTATCCAGTTTCGACTTTACAGTTTTGAGTACCTGATTATACCGACCTGTCTGGTTGAGCATTTCCTCCGACCTGTTGACAGCGCCCTGTATCGTTTCATCCTCACGCTTCGCTGCCGCCTTGAGCTGCGCGTTCAAGATGGACTCCTCAGCTTTAACAAAGTCGTCCAGCTCCTTGCTGGCGTCAGCCTGCTTCTTTATGCTGGCCTTTAAGGCTTCTCGGCTGCCCTCTGCAATGTCTGTCGCCTCATTGATAACCCTGTCCTGCTGCGCCTTCATTCTCGTCTTGCCAAGGAATGACGGGGCGACAATATCCCTGTAGAACCCTCTAATCGAGTCCTGCATCGCGCTGTCGGCGTCAATCTCAACCATGTTGATAGGGGTGAAGTTGCCGTCAGCGTCCACAAGGTCGCCCTTGATGTTGCGAGAGATCAGCTTACCGCCCACTGCGCCGAGGCCGCCTAGAACAGCCTTGCCAACGACAGCACCACCAGCACCGCTGACAGCGCCGCCACCGACAGCCTCAAGCCCTTCCCCTGCCTCAGCAGAACCGGCAGCGTACAGAGCGCCTTCTCCAGCCCCACGAGAAGCTGCGGCGGTGGTCCTTGCGGCGGTGCCTGTTAGCCCTTGGAGCTTGGCAAGTCTAGCCGTCACGGCTGCGGGGCCGCCGATGAAGTTGGCAGGCGAAAGCACCGCGCCACCGAGCTGTGTAGCGAGAGCTGCGTTAGGGTTGGCTGCGGCATATTCCTGCTGACGCTGGCTTCTGAGCGCTTCCATGTCCATCATAATCTGACCGGCACTTCTGGGGTCGTCTGTCAGGGTAGATGCAAGTCCTGCAATCGTAGCCTGAGCAACCTCGTCAGCCCAATCGAACAGCATGGCATTGGCCGTCATCTCTACAGCCGTATAGCTCCAGGGGTCCGGCTCGCCTCGCTCCTCTCGCTCAACAGCCTCCTTGAACGCTTTAGGCCGATCCATGTCGACAAACTCTTGCATCATCTGATCTGTGGCAGCGGCCTCCTCCTCTGGGGACATGTCCGGCTTTGCTTGTTGTGCGGCAGGGTTGCTGACAGAAAACTCTGCCATCATGTCCTTGATTGCCTGATCTTCTTCCTGCTTGTTCATCTACTTAGAAGCTCCAGTTGTTTTTCTTTCCGATGTCGCTGTTGTTCAGCTCGTTCGACAGATCACGCGCCTCTGTTTCGAGAGAGATCAGGTTCTTAATGTCGGGATGCTGCTTCGCCATGACCTTCAGGATATTTTGGGAGTTAGTGTCGCCCCGCTGGAGCAACTCTCTGACCTTCAGCCTAACGCTGTCTCTCTCCTGTATCATGCTGCCGAGCTGATATGTCTCAGCGCCGAGAGAGTTCATCGACTTCTCTCTAGCCTTGAGCAGCTTTCGGTAGTTGGCGTGATGGACAGTCTCGATGCTGTCTGTTTGTGACGTAATCATCCGGTTGTTTTCCGCGATCTCAGCCTGATGCTCCTCAGCCTTCGACATGAGCACCAGAACCCGTTGAGCCTCCGCGTTCGTCAGGCTGTTAAAGTCGGCAGCACCTCTAGCGACCAGCTCCATATCCTTGTCGGATGCGACGCCGGGAGGCAGGTTCGCAATCATTCCGGACACGCGAATCTCCTCCAGCTCCCGCCTCAAGGTGTCAGCATCATTACCAACACCGAGGGCTTCTCTGGTTTTGCTGAACATCTCGCCAATCGTGCCGGTCTCGGTCAAGCCCCTTTCCGCCACACTCGTTGCCAGCCCTGCGTACCTTGATGCGTTGCTGCCAGCCGCTTCAACCCTCTCGTCCAGCTCGGTTAATCGCTTATTGACCTCTGGCGTCCTGAATGTTGTCCCCGTGTCTTGAACTTCGCCCGATGAGGGGTCGACCAAGAATATCTTGCCGCCCTCAACCCTGACCGTCTTGTTAACTTTCGAGTCTTTGTTGCGATCCAGAACCTTCTGGAGCGAGCCTGAGAGCTCTTTCAGGGCTTCCTCGCTCAACTGGGAGTCGCTCTCCTTGAGGCTTTTGCTTACACTCTCGACATAGCTTCTATCCCTAATGGAGAGGGTGTCGTCATTCGCGAGCGACTCGAATACGCTGGAGATGTTCGCCTGCTGTGCCACTAGGCTTTTCTGAGCTGCCTTCCGGTCCGCTGCATCGTTCTCGGCTTCTGTCTCAAGGTTTGCTGTCTCAGCTTCGGCCTTGGCTGTCTGCGCGACCGCCTTGTTAATGTTTGCCGTGTTAACCAGCCCGGACGATCTAAGCTCCTCAGCCTTCTGGGTAAGTGCGGCTGCCGTTTGGCGATCACCGCGCTCAAGAGCCTGCTGAGCCATGAGCTCGAGCTTAGCGACGGGGCTGGAAGCGGTCTTGATGGCCTCAGCCTCTTTCCTGGCCTCATCTCTAGCGCGTTTCTTGGCGCCTAGCCCACCGAGCTGCTGACCAACAGTGAACAAGCCGGCACCTTGACCGGCCTGCCCAATCGTGTTGAGAACTGTGTTTGATAATCTAGGCATGGTGCCTCCTTATGAGAATAGACCTGCAAGGGCGCCTGACATGAGGCCGCCGCCCAGTGAGCTGGCTAGATTAGCCTGAGACATGCGTGATTGCAACAGGGCATCGAGACCGCTGGTGTACGTTTCGCCGTATGCCTGTGCTGCCGCCGCCTGATTGAGTCTGGCCTGCTCTGCCGCACTCATGCCCGGCTGGATGCCTGCAAGCAACTGAGCCTGCGGAACGTAAGCGGATGCTAACATGCCTTGACCGAGACCGGCCTGACGCTGCTGCTCCTGTCCAGCGAACTGCATGGCTGCCAGCATAGACTTGTCACGCTGCTCTGCTTGAGCCTTAGCCATTGCCAGTTGCTCCGGTGTGCCACCGAACATTGCGCTCCTGACGCCGCCTCGACCCTGGTTGTACAGCCTGCTCTCTAATGCTAGACGCTGACGCTCCTCCTCGGGAGATTGCGCTGCTCGCATCCGGTTGTATACTTCCTGCTCACGCTGCGCGGTGGGCATGGCTGCCTGATTGAAGAACATGCCGGCGTTAGCCATCTGTTGTTCATACAGAGCCTGCTCCTGCGGGGAAAGCTGCATGGACGTGCTGACCTGTCCGTTAGGGCCCTGAGAAACATTGAACTGGCCTCCCGTGGCTGAGGTAATGCCGTAAGGCTTGAATCCGAGCTTCTGCTCCATTGTGCCGGCGAGATCTGTCAGCTCCTTGCGAGCATCATCGCCTGCCGAACCGATATTTTTGTATGCCTCGTATGTCAGGGCGCCGCCTGCACCCAGTCCCAATAATTCCGAAAGACTCATAAGCTACGTCCTGTTAATAATAGCATGTTGATTTCCTGTATAGATAGTTCGTTCCCGTTTACATCACTTTCCAGCGTTACCGATACGGTTGCACCGCTGCCGTTAGCGTTAAGCGATTGCCTGATAGCCAGGATGCCAGAGCTAAACTCACCCACCCCAAACTCCGCTTGGCCGAACTGCGCGACCCCGGCTGTACTCGGGGTAAATGACGACGATCCGACCACCGAGTCGAAGTCGTAGCCCCACCTAAGCGTGACAGGCTGTCCGATGTTGCCGATGAGCGTGGGCCTGATCTTTTTGATAAACTTCAGTTGAGCTGTATCGCCAAGCGACAGCTCTGGACTCTTGTAGGTAAGTCGATAAGGGGTTCCGTCGTCGGTATACCCTTCATACTTGCCGATGCCGCCAGAATACCCGACAAGCATCTCCCCGGTAATCCTGTCCCCCGCATACAGCGCACTGATGGGCGAGTTCGGCCAGAACGTCGCTCTCCATGCGCCACTCTCCAGAGCGCCCCTGGTGTCGAAGCAGTATATCTTGCTCTGGCTCCTGAACAGCAGCAGATAAAACTTCTGCTCGGGGAAGTAGGCAGAGTCGAACTCGCTAGTCTCGCCGTCTATCAGCCCGATGATGTCGCTGGTGACACTGCTGGACAAGGAGTTGATGCTGGCCGACTTCTCCTGAATCGTCCGACCGAGACTTCTGAGGCCGCTGTGGGAGAGGAACACAAGATCACGCCCGGTGGACTGAATGGTATGCCTAGATACGCACCCCACGCCCGTAATGGTGTCGGATAGAGCCATTGTGGTCGGATCTTCTGCGCCAGCGTACACCAGAATCGACTGAGTGCCAAATACGACAAGGAAGTCGTTGTGGGCAGCCAGCCCCACGATCTGATCGAAACCGCTGGGCCACGCCTCTGAAACGTCAATAGAGCCGGAGGACCCGCCAGTCCAGACATGCCCTTGCAGAAGGTCTGACCAGTATATAGTGCTTTTGTCAAAGGTGAAGTCTGCCGTCCAGAGCCGGCCATATGCGCCAATAACCTCATTGCCGTATATGGCGGAGGTTACACCAGCAGCGCCAGAGACAGTGGACATAGGCTCGACCAAGAGTGTACTGTGCGAGTACACCAGCGGCTCGTACCCTCTCTGGAAGAAATAGATCGAGTCGTTGAAGTTGACAATCCTCCAGTCATCAGAGGTGATCGTGTAGGCCGGCGGGGTAAAGTCCACAAGCGTGGCCTCGCCCAAGAGTATCTTGTTGTTGCCGGCGGAAAACGTGCCGGTATTGCCGCCGCTGTCCCGGAACTTGTGGATCCGCGTTATGGGCTCCCCGCCTAAAGCTGCTATGTTTGAGCTAAGATTCGTTATCCCCTTACGAGATGCAAGGCGACCGCGCTTGTCGATAACAGCATTGTCTGCCTGCTCGGCAAAGGATGGATCCTGCGCCAGGATCGCGTCCTCCGTGTTCAGACCCTTGAATGCCGGAGCGACAAGGTTAATGCTTTTCAGTTCTTGTGCCATTCTGCCGCCTTACGGTGTGTAGAAGATGGTGTCCTCGGGGTGCAGCGCAGCATCCAGTGCGACCGCATCACCCAGCAGACTCTTGGCTATCTGGAAGTATTCCTGTGTTGACGTGCCACCAGTCTCGCCGCGCTCACGAGCCGCCAGGGCCAAAGCAAGATGCAGGACAGGCATGTATGGTATCTCAAGCACATCCGCGTCAGCAGACAGTCGGTCATTCCTGACCACCGCATCGAACCTGATCGTGTACGCTGCATCTGGCAGTGGGTACAGGTCTATCGTCTGGTCGCCGTTGGAGTCGGTCTCTCCGAAAGTGTAGTAGCGAGGAGCGCCGGAGGTTGATCCATCGATAAAGTACTTCTCATCGAACCAATCCGAAGTCCGGTATTCCATCACCCAGTTAGACGTATCATTGATGACGTTGAGCTGCTTGCCCTGCCATCCAGTGCCGGTCAGGGCGTAGTTCTTGGTGCTGGCGACCGTGTTGATAGATATGGTAGACCGGAGCGTAGTCCAGTCCCATGCGTTCTCAACCGTGACCTTTGCGTCATTTACAAAGTCCCCGATCAGGGTGCTGTAGTCGCTGCTCGCAACGGTAGCCACTGTAGGCTCTCTGAGGCGCCTCAGAACGCCGTTTACCAGCTCTAGGTATGTCATTGTTGCCATTATATCATGTCCTTGAATAAGCTCTTGGAGATCATGCGCTCCAGGTCAGCCATTGGATCACCGACCTTGTATATTACACTCTGGAGAGGGCTGTAGTCAACCCCGATGCCGCCTGTAAACATACCGCCACGACCGCCGCCAGGGGCGCCATCAGCGCCATCAGCACCATCTTGACCATCGGCACCGTCCCGGCCATCAGCACCATCTTGACCATCGGCACCGTCCCGGCCATCCTGACCATCTTGACCATCGGCACCGTCCCGACCATCTTGACCATCTTGGCCGTCCTGACCGTCTTGGCCGTCCTGACCATCTTGGCCGTCGACACCATCCTTCCCGTCTTGGCCGTCTTGACCGTCGACGCCATCCTTGCCGTCCTGACCGTCTTGGCCGTCCTGACCGTCTTGGCCGTCTTGACCATCCTGGCCGTCCCGACCGTCATTCCCATCCTGACCGTCCCGACCGTCATTCCCATCCTGGCCATCTTGCCCGGCACTCCCGTCCTGACCATCTTGACCATCTTGACCGTCTTGACCATTTTGACCGTTGGCGCCATCCTGGCCATCAGCACCATCTTGGCCGTCTTGGCCGTCGTTAGCAGAACCATCACTGGAGCCATCATTCGAACCGTCATTCGAACCGTCATTCGAACCGTCATTCGAACCGTCATTTGAGCCGTCATTTGAGCCGTCATTTGAGCCGTCATTTGAGCCGTCAGAGGAGTCGTCTACAGAGCCGTCAGATGAGTCGTCAGTGGAGCCGTTAGCGGAGTCGTCTACAGAACCGTCAGCCGAGTCATCAGCGGAGTCGTCTGCGGAACCGTCAGATGATTCTTCGCCCTCACCTTCCGTGATATCGCCCTCACCTTCCGGGGTTTCGGTCTCGTCACCTTCCTCGGCATCCTCACCCTCACCCGGGCTCAGGTCTACAGAATCGTCGGATGAGCCATCTCCGCCATCGTCCCCGCCAGCGTCCCCGCCAGCATCTCCTCCAGTGTCTCCACCGGATTCTTCGCTAGAGTCTCCGCCGGCACCGGGTTCTTCAAAGATATCGCCGCCCGAGCTGTAATCAGGAACCTCTATCAAGCCGCCTTCGACGTTGGCCAGGATCAGGTCCTTCAGCCAGCTAGATGCATCCTCTGGACCAATCATCCCCTTCAGAAGCTCCCACGGGGCGCCTACGATGGAACCGATCTTCTCTAGGGCGGTAGCATCCTCGCTGCCCCAGATGCTGCCAATCTCCTCAGCAGCGCCCAGAACGGCGTCCTTAATGTCCTGTAGAGGCTTTGTTGCCGCGTCAATAACGCCGCCAGCGATCTCTCCAGCAGGGAGCCAATCGCCTTGCTCGTTGGTCAGGGGTATCTCCGCAGGGTCTCCGGGGATACCAGGAATCGCCAAGATCAGGGTCTTTGTGAAACCGCCGTCCGGGCTCTCCACGGGGGAGACTCTCACCCCGACAATGGAGCCTGGAGCAACCCAGTTCTCAAGGTCCTCTCCAGTCGGGATTGCGCCCTCAAGGATGTCCACTATGCCGGCAGGAAGCTCGCTCGCGCTATCCAGAACCCCGCCCAATGCGCCCTTGATCTGCTCAAGAATGCCTGCGTTCTCAGGGTTGGCCAGATCTTCACCGGAGATAGTACCTCCGTTATCCACCCAATCCCATGTTCCAGTGTCCGTATTCCACTGGTACTCGCCTGTCCCGCTCAGAATTGGCGGAGCTTCGTTTACGCCCTCAACCCATTCGTAATCCTGCATTTCAGGATCCCACTGCCACTCGCCGGTCGGGCTAATAGGTTGCGGTGGGTCGAAGAATGCGCCGTCACCCTCCAGATCCGGGTCCGCCACCAGATCTTGATATTGAGCCCACTCCTGGTCGCTCACTACGCCGTTACCGTCTAGGTCGGCCTCTGGGTGTGTGGCATTCACATAGTCGATATGGGCGAGAGCTTCCTCAAGCGTATTGATGTTGTTGTCGCTCGCGATCAGGTCGTCAATAACGCTCTGCCACTCATCGGGGTACACGTCGGTGGGTTGGTCTTGCGTTTCATCCGGGCCTGGAGTCTCGTCGGTTTCAGGCGAGTCCGTCACAGAGTCGTTAAGGATCTCCTCCAGGCTCTCGTCTGCGTCAGGGGTGTCCTGTATGTCTAGCAACCAGTTTACCTGATCCTGGTTCAGCCCCTGCTCCTTCAGCTTTTCCGGGTCCAGCTCTCCAGCCTCGTATAGCGCCTTGAGGTCTTGGCGCATAGCGAGCGTGCCAATGGGGATTCCGGCAATCATCACGGGGTCGAGATCCATCTCGCCGCCCTTCTCGCCAGTGCCAAAGATGACGTCGTAGATTGGGCTCATGTCGGCGGAGTCTGAACCAACAAGCACCCAGTTTCCGTTAGAGTCCTGCACCGGCAAGCCAATAACCGCATCCGATCCTGACGTGCTCCCGCTAGATGACCCTGTGTAATCGCCCCCGCTTCCCGCTGTAGCTTCCCTGACTGCGTCGAGGTAGCCCTGGAAGATTTCGTTCATGGTTGCGTTGGGGTCTACGTTGGGGTCGGCCAGGATGGCATCTACAACGTCTTGCTGAGTGTAGTCTGGGGGCAGGTTGGTCCACCAGCCTGTTGGGCTTGAGGAGCCCCCTGAAGCGCCTCCCGTTGTACCGCCGCCGGTAGTCGAGCCTGTTGCTGCGCCGCCGGTAGTCGAGCCTGCCGTGGGCATGAGAGCGCTGATCACCTGTTGCGCTACCGGGCCGCTAAGCATTCCGCTGCCCACTGCCGCGCCCAGCTTTTGAGTCCACTGCTGCCCATACCCGGCATCCGCGCCCTTGTTGAGCATCCAAGTGACCCACTCGTCGGCAGATATGGTGCCGTCGCTGTTAGCGTCCCCGCCGTCACGAGAGATTCGAGTGTAGTCGTCTTGAGTGAACGCCTTGTTGTCGCCAGGGCGGAAGCCGTAGTTAGTCTGCGAGGCGGGTTGGCTGTTTACTGGCGCACCGTATATATCGTTATACATGGCCTGCACTTGCTCCCGCTGAGCGCCGGACAGGGATTGTATGCCTGTACCCAGGGCATTTTGCAGTTTGCTGTAGTTCTCCGGGTTTGCTGCCCAGCCAGACGTCCATCTGTCAGAGTCAGCGCCAAAACTTAGCTGATATGCAGCCCATTCCTCCGGGGTGATAACGCCGTCAGCAGTGGACTGAGGGTTCCATGCAGTGTACCGATCTACCGTGGCCTGATTGTACTCCTGGCCCGTGCCGGGGTTGATGCCGTAGCTCTGCTGCTGCTGCGTGAGCATGCCGCCTTGGTTGGCATCCGCGTAACTTCCGCCCCCGTATGAGCTGATGGTGTCGTTGAGGCCGAGATCGATAAAACTCCCGCCCCCGTCAAGCCTTATGAGCGTATCGCCATACAGCTCGTATGTGCCGCTATCGCCTGTACCGCTTCCTGATGCCCCCGGTGCTCTCTGTGCACTCATCTACCATCTACCTCGTGTCCAGCCACCAGCTCGAACGCCAGTGTAATAAATATATGCGGTGAACTTGCTCACACCTCTCGCTATCAGCATCTCACGGAACGCCTGGTCACACTCCTTGCGAGTGCGCCACTTGGTTGCGTACATGTGATCGTGGAATACTGCCGGCTTCCTGCTACGCCCCGTCTTGCTGAAGATGGGCGTAAGTAGCCGTGGAATACTCGCGAGGTCTGTAACGAACCCGTTGGGAACAGTGTAGTGGAAGCTGCCGCAGTAGGCTACGTTGCCGACTACCGCGAAGTGCCCCGGCTTACTGTCTATCGAACGTAGCGTAAGATCGGTGAAGGTGCCGCTCAATGCTAAGCCCCTGTTGTCGGAGCAGGTTGGTCAGGAATGATACCGCCTGATTGCCCCTCTGCAGGAGCAGGTTGGACAGTAGTAATACTGATCTCAGGATTGAACTCGCCATCTCCTATCTTACCGCAGATGTCGAGATTAACAACCTCCCCAAGCACTCCAGTCTTGATGCAACCACTGATTGGTTTTATTGTACCACATGAGGCTGATAAACACAATACCCCTGCCACGATTGTGTTTCTAAAAGTGGAGAGAATCTGCATTATACATCCTCCGGCGTGTATGCGTTAGGGTTCTTGCGCTTGTTGCGTTTCTTGCCAATGGCGGTGCCGATCACAACAGCGAAGGCCGAATTCTTGGCGAGAATGTTGTCTACAACGTCCTGCTTAACCTCGCCAGACTCTGCGATGATGGCGTCGATGAGCGGTGTAGGAGCCGCATTGTCAGCCTGAAAAGCTTGAGCCTCCGATAGCTGAACGTGCCATGAAGCGATCTCTGAGGGAGAGTATTCCTGCGTGAGAGGGTCAACCTCGTCCTCCAGAAAATCTTTCAGGCTCTTGTCGACGCGCCGCTGCTCAGCCTCTTGCTCTACGGCAATCTCCTCAGCGGTCTTGGCAACAACCTGCCATCGCTGGCACTTGCCGTCCTCAATGAACGGGGTTACGCTGACGCGCTTGTGTGTCGACCGGTCGTAGCTCGGGGCTTTTGCGAACGGCACAACACCGTTCTGAGCCATCCACTCGGCATTCGGTCCTCGGGCGGGGAATGACACGTTGGGCCACTCCGACGCGCTACCAACAATCTCGATAACGCCGTCTGTTACTTTAGCTAGTTTCATGTTTGTCGAGTCTCCGCTGCTCTTTCTGGTGGTGTGAAGGATCCTGTGTACCTGGCCACACCCTTGGTGTACCTGAAGTCGTCAATGTTGCCGTCAAGCAGGAAGCTGGTGCTGTACCAACCCCCGATGTTGATGTTTGTATCGGTGTAGTTGGTGGTGTCAGCTATGCTAATCTCCTCCACGCCGTCGATGTAGAGCTTGCTCACACCAGAGCTTCTGACATAAGCGACATGATACCAAGTGCCTGAAGATGGGGTGTTCGTTCCGCCGAACTGATTGGCGCCTGCATACATGTACCAAACATTCCCTCCACCGTTGGAGTATCCCGCTGCCGGACCTTGGATTGCGTCTCCCAGAGTAGCGTCCAGCTGAAACAGCCCCTCCCCTGGGCTTACAGAATCAAACCTAGCCCAGCACTCAATAGTGAAATCACCCGTACCCGGAGCTTCGACTGTAGCTTGGAGGTAGTCACCCGTTCCGTCAAACAACAGAGACCCTGTGCCGTACTTGAAAATAGCCGTGTCCATTTGGGCATCGCCTGCCTCGGTCACAATAGCTCTTCCGGTCAAGTCTCCACATGCTGCTTCATTAAACTGAATTAGCTTGGTGGTGTTGGCATCGCTCGTGAGTGGCGCAGTAGGAGGCGTGAAGTCAGCAGTCTCTCGAACCGTGTCGCTCAGGCGAACGTCGGATATAAGCCCTCTATAATATCTAG